ACCCTGAAACCGATCCCCAGAGGCACCGGGGCCACCGCCGTCAATCATATCGTTGAAGCTGTTGTAGCCGAACAGCGCGCCATCCCCAGCTTGAGGGGTTCTCTGACCACCGCCGCCGAAAAAGCCACCAAGCAGCCCACCACCGCCACCGAAGACCGGGCCACCAGCGCGGCCACCGAGATCGCGGCGCACGTCGCGCGCAGACCGATCAGCCGACACACCCGTCGTCCGACCCCCGCCGAGAATCCCCCGCGAGGTCCGATCATCAACGGTGTAACTATCAAAACCACCACTGCGAACAGCGCTTTGCGCGCCACTCAAGCTGCGGTGAGTGCTTTCCGAGCCATCCGGCATCCGAACCGTGTAGGTAGCCATCAGCGGCCACCCTTGAGGCAACGCCCAGCGGCCATGCAAGCACTACGCGACTTGCAACCACCACAAGGCGTAAAGCGTTTCGTCGTCGTGCCATACTGCTTCATTTCCGGCCACCCCTTTTGCGCTTCTTAGGCGAACAAGCCATGCAAACCTCCATGTTGAGGTATCATAATACCGCGCATCAGGCAAAAAAGAAAGGCCGCGTGACAGGGAGGGGTCACACGGCCTCAGTAGGGAGGAGAATCACAATGCACAATCACAGACTACGACAGGCCCGCGCGTCACACAACCCCGCGTATCCCCCGCTTCAAAGGTTTTTTCCAACCACCCGTAAACGACGTGCCATACGCCATCGTCGTGTGGTCAGTCGCAAGGCTCAAACACACCGCGTCCGCACGGTCTGGGGACTTCATCCCACGCTTCTTCATCGAATCCTTCGACTCGACCTGTATCTTCCCGCTCGCCGTGAAATTATACCTCGGCGCAGCCATCTCCGCATACAACTGATCGTCCCTCGGCAGCGACACGTCGCGGTTCTCTAACCACTCCTTCGCCTTGAACCACAACTCAGCCCGCAAATTCTGATACGTCGGACTTGAGGGGCGCTCGGACACGTTCAAACCACGCGCAGGCATCCCCAACTCGCGCAGGCGATCCAGCACCCCGGCGCCCAAGCCAATACTATCAACAATAATCTCCGCAGGGCGCTTGCTCGGCGGCGACGTGTCATACTCAATCTTCACCGCCCCAACCAACTGCATCAAGTCCAAGCCCTGCCACGTCCGCAGGGGATGCACTACCGGACCCTGCCGCTTGCACAAAACACTGCTGTCATTCCCGTGACGCGCGACATCCAAACCCCAGATCGGCGTCGTATGCTCGTCAATCTCAACAGCATTCCCCATCGCATACTCAAGCAAATGCACAGGAATTACCGTATCATCCTCGGCAGGCGGAAAATTACCCAAGACACGCACATGATACGCCGGACTATTCTCACCATACCGCAGCTTCATCTCTTCAACGAAATCAGCCGACACGCGAGGGCTATCAATGCAACTCACATGCATCGTGCGCCACTGATCCGACAGCCGATTGTGCGTCTCGTAAAACAACCCCGTATTCCGCGTCGGGTTCCCGGTCAGGATCGTCGTAGCACTATGCCCCGACATCGAACCCGCCGCAGACTCAAAAACCGCCTCCGGCACACCACTCGCCTCGTCCGCAATCAACAACACATGCGGCGAGTGAACACCCGCCAGCGCTTCAGGCTGTTCCGCACGGCTCGTCCGACAACTGATAAAACTATCAGCCGCGCGACCACGCAACTCAATGCGATCACCCTTGACCTCAAACAACTCATGGAACGGCGGCTTAATATCCCGGCACAGGCGCTTCACCTCCGCGAACAACGCATCGAACAACTGCGCACTCGTGGGGGCAGTCATCACCACCTTGCCCGGAACCCTCCACGCGAGGTGCCAGATCGCGGCCATGGCGACGGCTGTGGATTTCCCCACACCGTGACCAGAGCGGACGCTGATGCGACGCTCTTTGGGATTGGCGACGATCTTGAGGAACTCTTCCTGCCACGGGTCGGGGTCAACACCCAAAACCTCACGGGCAAATAGCACCGGGTCGTTCCCGTAGCGCTTCGCCATTGCGAAGAAAGGGTTTTCCGCTGCGCTTGTAGCTGATCTCTCCATGCGGGGCTTTTACCACAGCAAAGGGGCGGGGGGTATGCAAAAAATTTTTATGGGGGTGGGGCATCGGGTGTGCGCGAATAGTGCCTGAGCAATGACCCCGCTCGCCGCGATCAAGGGGGGCCATTTTGGGCAGGCGCTGGCGTATCGCGCATCGCGCATTGCCTTGAGCGAGGCGAAAACGGACCGTTTGGCCAATAAGCCGTATTATGTTAAATGTAGAATTGTTTGTTTTCAAACACTTAGCTTTTTTCAGGGCGCAAACTTGCACTTATCCCGCATTCCCGCACTCGATCTTGCTGCGCTGCGGCGAAGGGATAGTGCGATATCGCATTATCTCACGCGCGCGACGCGCGACGCTGTTGGCGTGTGCGATTGCGCGGCAAACCGTGTTTGCGATTGCCAAAGAAAACCCTTGAACCCGTTTGCGTTTGCCAATATATAGGTGACACGCCGCGCGGTTGCGGCGCATGAAACCTAGAAGGGAAAAGACATGACACCGGAACAAATCACCGCCAAGCACCTACGCGCGGAAAAGATTGGCAACATCATCATGGGCGTTTTGTTGGCGATCGCTGCGATAGCGCTAGTCGCGTTTAGCGGCGTCCTTGTTTATTCAGCGGTTTTGTTTGGTGGTCCCGCAATGGGCGTTTTTTGGTTTTTCATCATCGCCATTTGCCTGTGCGTTCCGTTGGCAATTCTAATTTACGAAACCTGCTAAAATTAGAAACCTAGAAACCTAGAAGGGGAAAGAAATGGAAACCTTGAAAACAGCAATCGCCAAGCACTTCGCAAACCGCAATGGGAAAGAGGCGGTTTATCACCGCCACATGGCGCGCGCCTATATCAAAGAGGTTCGCGCATGCTATCCCAAACCTGCACAAGCGCGCGCGCAAGCAATTTACCTTGAAGCTTGCCGCAAGCGCGCCTTGCGTGTTTTGGGCGCATGAAACCTAGAAACCTGAAAGGCCAGAAACATGAAACATACTGATTTTGAGACGTTCAACCGCGAGTTAAAGCGCGGCAAAATCCCCGGCATTATACTTTGGGCGGGCGCAAGTTTGATTGACGGCGCGCCCATTCTCTTGGTGGCCAATCGTTTTGACGCCACCGGGTCGCAAAACGATAAGACCGGCGCAATGGTGCAAACATGGATTTTGCCTGATCCGCGCGCCGCCGGTATCGAAGTGCACGGAAACCGCCCGGCGAAAATATCTGCATGGCTCAAAGAAACCGGCGCGCGCTCTATCTGCGGAGACTGCCCGCATGCGTGGAAATTAAACCCGGAAACCGGCGCGCATGAAAAAGGCGCATGCTATGTGCGCGAGTATCAAGCGCCCGCCGCGACTTTAGGCGGTGTTTACCGGGGCGCGTATCCAGTCGCGGGCGTCGACTTTCCGTCCGAATGGACTTGGCGTCTTGGCCACGGTCGCGACATTCGCGCCGGTAGTTATGGCGACCCGGCGGCATGCCCGGCGGACGTTTGGCGCGATTTTCTGGCCATGGCGCGCACTCGCACCGGCTACACGCACATGTGGAAAAGCGCCCATGCGGGCGCGCGCCGCAATGCATGGCGCATGCGCGACTTGCTTATGGCGTCTTGCGACAGTGCGGCGGACTATCGCGCCGCCGTCGACGCCGGGTTTCGCGCGTTTTATGTCATCCCGCGCGATAGTTTCGACGCGGGCGCGGCGTCGCTCTATAGCGTGGGCGCGCACATTGACGGCGCAATGATCTGCCCGGCGTCGGATGAATTTGCGGCGTATCACGGGCGCAAGACGGAGTGCGCCAAGTGTGGCGCTTGTTCGGGCGCGGGCGGAAAAGGCGCGCGCATGCCCAGCGTTTTCATTCCGGCGCACGGCGCAACCGGCGGGCGTATAGACGGCGCGGAATGCCCGGCGGCACTGGCCATGCTGCAGAAAATCGGTGCGGCATGATACGCGCCTTAATCCTAGACGCCTTGGCGATTGCGGCAATATTTGCCGCTTCGCTGGCAATCCTGACATTCTGACAAAAGGGAAAAACAAATGCCAAAATATTATTTTGGACAATATGTCGAAACGCATGCGGGCCAAACGTTTGAGACAATAGCGCATGGTCAATACGATAGTGACGCACAAGCGGAACATGCCGCGCGTCGCTTGTGCGACGATATCGGCGCAAACGGCATGACAATCGCGCGAGGTGGCGCGTCTTGGATAATTATGACCCCGAACCCATAAAATCCGCAAGCAAATCAAAGCCGCTAGCTAAACGAAAGGAAAAAACATGTTTGCAAAATGGACCGATGACATGATTCGAGAATATTTTGACACGCACTTGAACGCGACAATTCACGAAATATGCGCGCTTTCAGGGCGAACAAAAACCGAAGTCAAGCGCGCGCTTATGCAAGGTGGCAAAACATGACACCCCAAGACATCAAGCGCTTGCGCGATGACCTAGGCCTAAGCGCCGCCGATTTGGCAGCGTTGCTAGAAACCGATGAAAACACCGTTCGGCGCATGGAAATGCGCCGCGATACCAAAAACGCGCGTTTGCCAGCAAGGCGCATGACGCGATTAATGCAAGCCTATCGAGACGGCTGGCGGCCCCACGACTGGCCAGAATAGGCCACGCGCCACCGCTCAAAACAGATTGACGCCCTACGCCCTGTGCGTGGGGCGTTTTTCTTTGCGATTGTCAGCCCACGCCCAACGCCCTACGCCCTACGCCCAACGCCCAACGCCCAACGCCCAACGCCCAACGCCCAACGCCCAACGCCCAACGCCCAACGCCCAACGCCCAACGCCCAACGCCCAACGCCCAACGCCCAACGCCCAACGCGCGAGGCGTTTTCTTTTGTGCCTATTGGCGTGTGCAAATTGTCGGGACGCGCGCTACCGGGATAGCGTCACGCCCAGAGGCCCAGAGGCCCAGAGGCCCAGAGGCCCAGAGGCCCAGAGGCCCAGAGGCCCAGAGGCCCAAAAGCGATACGATATCGCACTATCGGGACTTATCCACAGGGCGACAACGAAATCTCCGATTTCCCAATCAAAAAAGTTCCCCAGAGCCCATTCCCAAAACCCGTTTTACGCCTCAAATTTTTGGGGCTGGACCCATTCCCAAAACACGTTTTACCCGGCGATACCCCGTAGAGCCGCTAGGAAGCCCCCTACAGCGCCATCAGGTCTCTTCTGGACCCTCACCCCCATCTTCGTCCTCGACCTCCTCTGCGGTGCCTTCTATCGCCTCCATGACCGATCTTTCGGCCTCTTGGCTAATCAGCGCCGCCGCTTGGCTGTGCAGGTCTTCGATCCGCAGGGTGACGGTCGTCTCCTTCTGGCGCACGTCGTAGGCGCTGTTCAGCTTTGACGCGATCCACTTATCCGTATCGACCTGCAACCTTGCGACGGTGACGTTCTCGTTGGTCGCGTTCTGCGCAGTCTCTACGGCCCGTTGCGCATAGGCGTGACCCGCATTGCGCAGGGTCTCGTCGTATCGGTCTTTGCGCCCATCCTCGCTGTCGAGCCACTTATACCAAGTGCCCCAACCCATACCCCATCCGGCCAGCAGCGACTTGACCGTGTTCCCGGCCAGTATCCGCTCGAAGATCACATCCTCCCCAATCTCGTTGAGTTGTTTGATCCGCTCTCGTGTAATCTTTCCCATCGCCTCAATCCTTCAGTTCATTCGCCAGCGCCATGTAGGCTGACGCATCCACATAGGTGTCATGCTTCGGCGCGCCCGACGTGATGCGCGCGATCTTCAGCAGGGCCATGCACACGGCCACGTCATGCCCATCGACCTCGTAGTTCAGATACGCTGACCACATCGCTGCGACGCGATCAAAGTTCTGTCGCGGCGGGCCATACTCAGCCTGCCGATCCCCGTTAATCAGGTCGTTGGCCTCAGCCAGTGTTTTCGACCTTACATTCTCTTCCTCAAACATCGCCATCGGCGCTCCTTCCAGTGAGTGTTTGACACCGCCCCAAAGTGCTCAGGTGCTCGGTGCTCAGTAGTTTCAACTCCTTTACGAAAGATGTGTGTAGACTTCATTTTTGGTATTTATTTTACATACTCAACTCGATCCATGTGGATTACCATTTTACTGAGCACTGAGCACTTTTTATCTCTTTTTAGAAGAAAAAGAAAAGAAAATAAAAGGGTTAGCGAGGTGCTCAGTGGAGGTGCTCAGTGCGGTGCTCAGTGCCAAAAACCCCACTAAGCACCGCCCGTCCCCGTCAAATTGGCACGTCATGGAAATCGTCCGTCCCCTCATGCCAAGCCTTCACCACCTCAATCGCCTCATCCCCCTCGCACTGGGCACCCCCACCACGGAACCAAATGCGGTGCAACTTACCCTTAATCTTGACCCGCTTTCTGGCCGTCTGCCGATACCCCAAATCCCGCAGGATGTTTGCCATGACCCTGTTCTGGGGAAGCGACCCACCGTCCATGAGCGCACAACTGTTCAGGTGCGTGACATCCACCACTTTGTCGCTGATGATTTCGCAGGCGTATTCCTCAAGCGCTTCTTCGACGGCCTGACGGTCGTCGGAGATATTCGCACTGCGCATCTCCTTGAGGCCAGCCGTGATGGGTGCTCGCCCGTGCGGATCGAAGTCAGCCGACAGCGACTTGGCCCTGTCCAAGAGAAAGCGCCCGATGGCGTCTACCCGCCGATTGCTTTCCGAAAACAGGCGATCAAAGTATCGCCCTGTTTCTTCG